GGGCGTGCCGTTTTTCGGCCTGGAAGTTTCACGGCGCCGGGTGCTGTTCCTGAGTTGCGAGGACCGGCGACCCGTCTTGCACTGGCGCCTTTCCCGTATCTGCTCTCACCTGGGCGCGGATCTGGCGAGCCTTCGCGGCTGGCTGGAAATCCTCGACCTCGTGGGCGCCGATGCGATGCTATGGGACCGCGACCCGCGCACGGGCTACACCATTACATCGGGATATGCGCGCCTTCAGGAACGCATGGGCGAGTACCAGACCGAGGTGCTCATGGTTGACGGGGTGTCCGACACGTTCGCCGGGAATGAGAACGCACGCGGCGAGGTAAAGCGTTTCGTCAACGGGCTGGTGGCGTTGATCCCGCCCGATGCCGGCGCGGTGCTTGTGGTCGGACACGTCAGCAAGCCGGGCTCGACGGCCGGCGCCAATGGCGAAGGCTACAGCGGCAGCACGTCATGGCACAACAGCTGCAGGGCGCGCTGGTACCTCTACCCCGAGACAATCCAGGGCGAGGACGGCGAGCGCGCCGAGCGGACCGGAGATCTGATCCTTGAGCTGCAGAAGTCGAACCTGGGCCGCACTGACCAGTCTATCCGCTTCGCATGGGACCAGGACGCGCACCTATTCCTTGGGCGCGAGATCGTCGGGGCGACAGCATCAGACCGCGCACACCGCGACAGGATCGAACGCAAGGGCATCCTGGCCGCCCTGCAAGCCTGCGCCGAGAGCGCACCACCCATCATCGTACCGGCCGCAATGCAAGGGCCGCGTACGGCGCACCACGTCCTTTCGTTGCGGCCGGAATTCCCTGATTCACTGCGCGCCGGCAAGCCTGCCGTGCGTCGATTCAGGCGCCAAATCGAGGCATTGCGCCAATTACACGCGATTGAGGATGCTGAATATCGGCGCACGAACGGGCACAGAGGCGAGCGGCTTGCCATTACTACAGACGGAGTGCGCCACATTGCCACATTCTGAGAAACGAATACGACGCACGCATGGCAAAGGCGCTCCTGCGCCGAATTGCCATATTCGGCAGGGGGTATATAGGGGGGCGCGCGCGCAGACCATGATCGAAACCAAGGAGCAAAACGATGAAAGTTAGAAGGCTTGCAATAGCCTGGCTGCGCCAAGAGGATTGGCCGCGCTGGCTCGCCATGGATCCCGGCTTCCAGCCGGACTATCAGCATTGGCTGCGAAGGATGGACACGACCTTCGAACGCCTCAAGGAGGCCGGCGTCAACGCGGTCAAGGTCGAGATCAGGCCGGACGAGTTTGACGAATGGCGCAAGGCAACCGGCCGCGGCGTCGATACTCATGCGCGCGCGGCGTATGCAGCATTCGCTGCGATGCGGATGGATTTGCACTGATGCCGGCGCGACCCTTGAGGCCATGCGCAGCACCAGGCTGTGGCGCCCTTGTGGTGACAGGCCGGTGCGCGCTGCATCGTGTAGCAGATCGGCGCGCTCAGGACGTGGTGCGCGGCTCGACTACTGAGCGCGGCTACGATTGGGCATGGCGCAAACTCCGGGCTCGCTATCTTGACGCGAATCCGCTATGTGAATGTGATGAGTGCAAGGCCGGCAAGCTCAAGGTAACGGTCGCCCAAGTAGTGGATCACCGCATCGCCATCGAGGATCGGCCGGACCTGCGGCTGGAATGGTCGAACCTCAGAAGCATGAGCAAGGCGCACCACGATGCACACACCGCGCGCACCCGTGGCTGGGGAAGGGCACACCGTGCGTAAAAACACCGGGGGGGGCCGCGCAGCTTGCTTGAGAGCGCTTCTCCGCGACCGTGCGCCACCACGATTTTTGTTTCCACATTACTCTGAGGTGACCGATGGGCAGACCCAAGCTTGACCCGGCACTGCGCGCGGCTCGCGGTGCGTACCGGAAGAATCCGAAGCGCGCGCCGGCCGGTCAAAAATCGGTCGCTGGAGCAAAGCGGCGCAGTCCCCGGAAGCGGGATTACGCCGGCCTGATTGCTCGGTACGCCCTGGACGTCACGCGTGGCCACATTCCCGCCTGCAAGTGGGTCAAGCTGGCCTGTGAGCGGCACTTGGCGGACCGCAAGCGCGAGGCCAAGCCCGGGTATTCATACCGTTTCGACGCGAAGGCCGCGGCGGCATTCCTCGCTCGCCTGGAGCGGTTTCCGCACGTCAAGGGTCAGTGGGCCAAACGCAAGGAATTGATCGTGCTGCAGCCCTGGCAGCTTTTCGTGCTGGGCGTGCCGTTCGGCTGGCTGCGCAAGCGCGACGGACTGCGCCGGTTCCGTGAAATCTACATCGAGGTGCCGAGAAAGAATTCCAAAAGCACGATGGCGGCGCTCGTCGGCTTGGACATGCTTATGGACCAGGGCGAACACGGCGCGGAAGTCTACACGGGAGCAACGACGGAAAAGCAGGCGCATGAAGTGTTCGGACCGGCGCGGCTGATGCTGGAGCGCTCGCCGGAGATCCGGGAAGAGGCCGGCGCCGAGATTTGGGCGAAAGCAATCGTGTTGCCCGCGGACAACAGCAAATTTTGGCCGGTGATTGGCTCGCCTGGCGATGGCGCGTCGCCGAGCTGCAGCATCGTGGATGAATTTCACGAGCACGCCACGGCCGATCTGGTCGACACGATGGTGAGCGGCATGGGATCGAGAGAACAGCCGATGCTGCTGATCATCACGACCGCAGGATCGAACCTCGCGAGCCCATGCCGGGACAAGCACCTGGAAGCGCAAAAGGTTCTGCAGGGCACGCTGGAGAATGACGAACTCTTCGCGATCATCTATGGGGTGGACGAGGGCGACGACTGGACGAAGCCCGCGGCTATCCGCAAGGCGAATCCGAACCTTGGAATATCGGTTGACGAATCTTTCCTGCTCGCACAGCAGCGGCAGGCAGTCATGAATGCCACATACCAGAACCGTTTCAAGACCAAGCATCTCAATGTCTGGTGCGGGGCATCTGTGGCCGGTATCAGTGCAGCCGACTGGAAGCGCGCTGGCGATCCCGGATTGAAGCTCGAGCAATTCAAGGGCGAGTCGGCGATTTTCTCTCTCGACCTCGCTAGCAAGCTCGATATTTGCGCCTTCATGCAACTGTTCACGCGGCAACAGGCTGGCGCTCTGCACTACTACGCTTTGGGCAAGTACTACATCCCCGAGGACACGGTAGCCGAGACGCGAGCGAATCAGGGCGCCTACAGAAAATGGGCGGCCGAGGGGCACTTGATCGTCACCGAAGGCGCGGAAATCGACTTTGACAATATCCGCGAGGACGTGAAGGAGGCACGCTCCCGGGTTCAGGCGAAGGAGATCGTTTTCGACCCGTGGCGCGCTACGCAGCTTGCGCACCAGCTCGCGAAGGATGGCGCCGTCGTCGTCGAGATGGGGCAGACCGCGCGAAATATGGCGCAGGCATTCGATGAGCTGCTCTCAGCATTGAAGGCGGGCCGCTTTCACCACGACGGAAACCCCGTGCTGGCATGGATGGCCGGCAATGTCACCGCGAAGTCTGTCGCCAAGGGTGTCGTTGTGCCGTCGAAAGAAAAACCGGATCAAAAAATTGACGGCATCGTGGCGATCGTGATGGCGATCGCGCGCGCTGTTGTGGTGGAAGCTGAAGCGCCGAAGCCGAAATTCCAGTTCTTTGCACTCGGTTAGCGCATGAACGCGCCGCCATCCTGACCACAATTTCAACGAAGGAGATCACCATGATCAATTCAACAGAGCAAAAAAAACTGTCCGCGGCTCAAGCACAGAGGTGCGTGTACGACTTCATCCTGGCCGTGCGCAGGCACGTCGACATCGCCGCAAGCGCAAGGAGCAAACCGCGCGACATTGCACGCGCCATGCGGCGGCTCGATCGCGCGCTCGCGGTACTTGAAGACCGGAAGAAAAGCGGATGAGCGGCGACGACACGGGCACGCTCACACGCGTTTGCGTGCTTTTGGCGGTGCTCGTCAATGAGGTTCGCGAATTGCGCCGCGACCTCGCAGATCGAAAGTCGGCAACGAGAAAGCCGCGCACGCTGGCCGCTGGCGACATAGCAATGCTCACCGATCTACTGCCGGCGATCGTGGCAACGATGGGCGGAGCAGCCGCTACGGTGCGCAGTCTGCACGTTGCCGCCAGCGCGCGCACAGCCGAAGCGAAATCGTTGCGCGCAGCGCTTGATGCAACCGGCTTGAACAGCCTGCAGCTCGGGCGATTGCTCCGGCGCGCAATGGAATCCGAAACGCCGTGCAGCGGGTTCTACGTTCACCGAATCGGGGCATCGCGTGATGGTGTGACGTTCATTGTCAACGCGGAACCCCGCGAAACTCACAGTGCCCGTTTTATCGCCCGGGCTTTAAGCGGAAAATAAAGCATGAACATTGACATCTGTGAAAGCATCCGGCGGCAGTTACGCCAGCTTGAGGATGAATTTTCGAGCGATGAAAATGGCCGAACCGGCCGCCTGAAATTTGCCGAGTTTTCGCAGCGCAGCGCCGCACTCGTCAAGCGCCTGCGCGAAGCCGAGCGGGCCCCACCCGCACCGCGTCCCGCACCCGCGTTGACCAGGGCGGACCTCGATGCAGTGCTTCGGTTGCCGAAAATCGCTGCCCCCTCGTCCGAAGATCGCGCGGAGTTGGATGCGTTCAGGCATGTTTTCGACGAGATGGCGCGCGATCAAAAAGTCTCCTCCGCGCGCGACGTGCTGAAAAATCCGCGTCGCATTGCACTCGCGCAGGCCGCGGGCCTGGCGCAAACCGCGGGGACGTTGCGCGAGAGTTACGACCGAAACGGCGCGGGAATTTTCGGGGCGCTCGTAGTTGGCGGCATCAGCGCGCTTCGTAACGAGCTTAGCGAACTGCGTCTTGAGCTGCGCGTTTTACGCGCGCACTGCGAACGACTTGAGCGCGCGCTTTCGCTTCGCGGAAAGGCTGCGCGGTGAACGTCAACCAAGCACCGGCGTTTGATGATGCGGGCGAAATCACCGATCTCCTCTTTTTCACGGACGGATGGTTCCGTGAGCAGTTCGGCATCGGCATAACGACGCCCCTGTGCGTGTTTTTCTGTTGCAACGGGAAGAGATTGAAGCGCGCGGCGTTGCCTTCGATCACGGCCGCCGCGCTCGTGATCTCAACCTATGCCGCGCCGTTTACTGTGATCGGTTCTGATATCGAAGGTGAATACTGCGACGCGCTGCGGAAGGTTTTCGACATAGCGGCGACGATTCCATTTCCATTACCGAGGGAAAAACTATGATTCATAACCGCGCGTGGAGCCGCTTCACAATCAAATCGACAAATGATGAGCTGCGCGAGTTTTCAGGAATCGCGAGCACGCCGTCGCTCGACCACATGGGCGACCGAATTTCATCCGAGGGCGTAATTTATTCGCTGCCCATGCCGCTGCTTTGGCAACATGACGCGAACCGACCTGTCGGCAGCGTCGTGGCGGCCGAAGTGACGCGAGAAGGCATCACGGTTCGCGCGCGGCTCGCATCGGTGACGGAACCGCCGGCATTGAAGGACCGACTCGATACCGCATGGGCAGAGATAAAGTCGCGTCTGGTCCGCGGGCTCTCGATCGGCTTCCGGGTTTTGGCAGAGCGTCCAATCGATGGGGGCTCGCAAATCACTTCATGGCGTTGGCTCGAGCTGAGCTGTGTCACGATTCCCGCGAACGAAGATTGTTCGATCGCCAATATCCGATCGGCAGACTTGCGCGGCCGCGGGGCGGTGCGCCTTGATCCTGCTGCTGCCCGCCGTGCGGAAGAGAATCGATTGCGCCGCGAAATTCAGGAATTGGACCGCGAAATCCATAGGCGCGTCACGCTGCAACATTTTTCCGCGCTTGAGTAAGGCTCGACGATAGCCTGCCGCCATGCTGAACATCCTTGCCACCGGAACGCTTGTTGCTGATCCTCAGCGGCGCACATCGGCCAAGGGCGCCACGTATGCGACCGCCTCGCTGCGCGTGCCGAGCGACGGCGCCGATGCCGTGCTCGTGTCGCTGATCTGCTTCGCCACGGACGCGGTAGACGCGCTGCTCGCACATGCGAAGGGCGACGCCCTGGCCGTCGCCGGCCGCGCGAAGCTGTCGAGCTGGACCGGCCGGGATGGCGCTGAATGTCACGGCCTGGCTGTGACCGCCGAGCGCGTGCTGTCGCCGTACATGTTGGACAAGAAGCGGACGGCGGCGCGGGAATCGGAGGAAGTCACGGCATGAGGGCGCCCGGCACTGTTGCAGGGTTCCGCGGCCGGGTGTAGCATTCTTTCGTCGCCGGGATCCGGCGGCCGTGCCAAGCGGTCATGCATACTGCAAAACGAAAGGAAACACCATGAACCACCTTGAAGAAAGGGAAGTAGTGAAGTTCGTTCTCGACGGTCGATCATTCGATACGGCCACCTCCACCCAAGCAGCAGTATCCCGCGGCGTCTACGTGCCGGGCGGACGCGATCACCAATTCGATGACCACATAGGCGCGGAACAGGTGCGCTTCGAGCACATCGTGTTCCGAACCGCGAAGGGAAATTTTTTCCTTCACGAGCACACCACGGTCAAATATCCGAAGGGAAAGCCTGTTGTCTCGGATGAAGCGACAGCATTGACTGCTGCTGCTGCGGTAGCGTGGATCGTGAACAATGGGGCCGCCGTCATTGACGGAACTGACCTCCCGCTTCCGAACGAAGCATAGGGGGCCGCAATGAAACAGAAGAGCACGATTTACGTCAAGTCCACTACCATTCCGGCCAAGAAGCGGACCATTCGCGTCAACGTGACTGCAATCCCGGCAGAGAAACGGACGATCATAGTCAGCGCGCCTAAAGCAGTTACGAAATACCCCGGCATGCCATTTCAGGCGCCCATCGCGAAGGAAGAAAAAACGCTGTTGATGATGTACCGCTATATTTCGCGATGGGAGCGAAACTGGTTTTTCATGCTCATGCAATCCTTGGCCTGGGGCAAGCTCGTGCCCGAGTTGGCCGACAAGATGACCTGGGAGCAGGTCAGTTCGAACACTGGCCTGCCAAAGAGCAGGAAGAGGGCAGCATGAAGATCAACCCCAACACGAAGCGGCACGGCAAGGCCGCAGCCCTCGCGCTCTGGCGCGAATTGGGAAAAACCGAGGGGAGCAACTACGGGGAGCCCGGCAGGCTGCAGAGAACGCGCGAAACCTTGGCCGCATATCTGGCGGGGTATGCCCGCGCAACCGCGGAGGCACGGCGCGGCTTTCTGATGTATGCCGGTGACTTCATGGAGATCACGCACGGAGTGGGTCTGCCCAACCTTCCGATGTGGCAGAAGCCGAAACACGTCCACGGTCCCAAGCTGATCGACGCCGAGTGCAAGGCTCATGCTCGCGCGTGGCTGAACGCGGGCAAGACCTGACCGCCCCGAGCCTCTACAGGCCCCGCTTCGGCGGGGTTTTCTTTTCTTGGCGCTGATTCCATACCGCCGGCTTGCGATCCGGGCCGCTGCTGCGCGATCGCCTCGGGGCTGGTACTCGGGCACCGGGACGCGGACGGACGCAGCCTAGCGCCCGTATTCGCGTCGGATACACAGCGGAGACACGGAAAATTCTCTGAAACCGTGAAACGCTGTAAGTCTTTGTTTTTGTTTGGTGGGGCGTGTAGGAGTCGAACCTACGACCTACGGATTAAGAGTCCGCTGCTCTACCAGCTGAGCTAACACCCCGTCCGAGCATTACGTGAAAAGCTGCACTTCCAGAGCACTCGCCACCC